AATCGCTAGCTTAGTGCACTTGAGCTGTTGTTTGGCAACAGCCATTATAACGCACCCTGCAGTGAAAATGAGTCGAAATGTGAACCGTGGTTTGGCTGTTTGTCTGTTGACTGTGCTGAGTTTATTCTTAGCATGGGGATACAGTAAACGGTCGTTGCGGTTTTTCATCAAACTTACTAGCACACGAATAATGACCGATTACAGAGCTGTTGTACGCAATGTACCCATCGTGACGGTCTTGGGTGAAACAAATCACACCCATGCTCGTGCTGCAGGTTTGAGAACTCAAGGTAACACTTGGGCCGATAGAGCTATAGCTTCTATCGGACATGTCCCCTATAGTATTTCGTGTTCATCACGTGACATTAGGAATGGCAACAGTGTTTCGAGAGAGATTTACTTCTCAAAAGATGTGACAATTAACGGCAGAAATGATCCTATTAAACAACACCATGCCTTTAAATTGGTTGATGTGGATTATTACGTTGATATGCCGAGATTGCTTTCCAAGTTCAAACCCGTCTTTCTTTACACCTTTGTGCCTGAGAAAGTGGCTGGGCCCGTTTTTAACGGGACTTTCTACATTCAGGACGACAAAGTCATGACTTTTATCAATGGTGGGGCTCATTACGCCCACACCATTTGGGATTATGATCATGACTCAATTCAGGTGGATTTTTGGTGGGGCTCCGTCATCTACTTGGTGGAGCAGAAGTACTTGGGCGATCAGCGTAGAGTTTTCTTCTTGAACCCTTCTCGATGCGTATTTGGACCATTTGCCTGGTTTTTGCCTGGCTATCGTTTAGTCAAGACCAAATACACGTTCGATGGGATCAATATATTGAGAACTCAGAGTATGCGTAACGACGTTTGTGAATCATTTTTGAGTATTGCGAATAATGGGAGTCGTTCAGCGTTACGGATTCGTGAGGACCTTTTGATAGCCGCAACCATACGTTGCAATTTGTCAAAAGATCCGTCGATTAGTGACGTAGAGCGTATCTTCCGTTCACATTCACAAGAAAACCCAGATTTAGCTGCCGCTATATTCATTCAAGCTTACAAAACGAATCGGGATTTGATAAACGAAACAATTGGCACAGTCACCATACCACCGTACTGTGATGAAACCTCGTTCAGTTATCAAACCCTGAAACCGCTTGTTACGGAAGACGGAACCCCTTGTGCCCGACAGATTGGGAAACCTTTCTTGGATACTGGGTTCGTTCCGAACCGATCGCACAATAACGACACGGCTTGCGTGAAAGGTCGCATAGAAACTCCAAGAAATAATGTAACGAGAATCCCGCCTTTTTACTTACAATGTCGTAATGAATTTGTGAAACTCTTAATACCGGATGAGCTAGTGCACACATATGCCCCGGAGTCGGAGTTTTTCGTTGAGACTAAGCAGAATCGCCCCACCCAACGTGCTTTGGCAGATAGGGCAAAACCGTTTAGTTTCTTGCACAAGTTCGTGGTGAAAGCTTTTCAGAAAGCTGAAATATACGGAAAAGTTGGTTTCCCTAGGAATATTTCTACGGTACCAACCGACCATAAATTACGCTTTTCAGCTTTCACCTACCCTTTGGCTTCTTTGGTCAAATCTTACCCGTGGTACGTGTTTGGTTTGAACCCTCGTGAAGTCACCGACGCTGTTTGTTCCATGGCAGGTTCAAACGTTTATTTAACCTCGAATGATTTTTCTCACTTTGATGGTTCCCACGGCAGTTTCAAAACTGAATTGGACCAACAAATTTTCCTGCGATTATACGCCAAACAATATCATGAAGAGCTGTCAGAGCTATTGAAGAGTATGACTAATGCGAGTGCCAGCACCTCGACTGGTGTCCAATACAATACCGGACATTCAGTGTTGTCCGGAGCTGCTCACACTTCAATTTGTAACACTACTATCAATGCTCTGATAGCCTTTATTAGCCTTCGTTTGACCGGGCTCTCTGCTCAAGAGGCTTGGAATAACTTGGGCTTGTACGGAGGGGACGACAATCTGAATCAGAAAATACCCGAAGCTGTTCACATCAAAGTTTGTGGCAAACTTGGGTACCATCTTAAAACAACTAGGATAATGGCCGGACATCCGGTCACCTTTTTGGGTAGAGTATTTATTGACCCGTGGTCAACTGGAGCTAGCATTTGTGATGTTCCCAGGCGAGCACGTACTCTGCACTTAACAACGATCATGACTGGCGCACCCGATGACGTCATTTTGCACCGTCGAGCACTATCTTACAAGTTGACCGATCCAAACACCCCAATCATTTCGAATTGGAGTGATATGGTTTTGCGTTGCACTAAAGATAGGAAAGGCTTCAGTATTACTGATAAAGAACGCCCTTGGCTTTTCGATGCTGACAACAATTGGACGAAACCTAATTCCCTGGAACTAGACTATGCAAGATTATACATCTCGCAAGAGCTAGGTGGGGACGTGATTGAATTAACGAAGATGGAGAACAGTATTGACCAGATGAAGCACTACTTGGACCCGCATGGTTGTCTGAGATCCTCCCGTCTACACAAGATAGACGCGGTGGTAGGGCGCGATCTGGTGCTTACTTAAGCTAGTTCCCCAGACTCCAAAGCTCAATTGACTAGGTAGGTCGAATCTAGTCCACGATTAACATGAAAGTAAAGAGCAAACAACCAATTAAAGTTCAGAAGCGCAAGCCACGTCAGCGCATGCGCAAGCGTTTGAACAATAACAAGGTACGAACATTAGGAACAGTGGTTCACTCACTCGCTACCAAGAGTCCTAGTCTGAAATATTCCAATCCATATGTGCATTGCCGCCGTTCTCCCTTCACAGGTCGAGGAGGAGCTGCGATTCCTGATGGAGGTAACAGTAATTTTGTTGTTAACGACACTTTCGCTATTGACACTATTTCGGTGTCTACGGCTGGAGCTTCGTTTATCATTCAGACTACGCCTACGTTGCCCAGTTTAGCCATGGTGGCCTCACTCGGACCCATTACAGTTAATGGCGTTCCGATTACGGCTAATGGACAGTGGCAACCTGCTAGCGATGCTTTGGGTAAACAGTGGACGCCTATAGCTATTCCTTCGTCATTCATTGGTGCGTACACTCCAGGAACCAATACTTTGGATCCATGGAATTCTACTAGTTGGCGATTTATCGCCATTGGTTATCGCATTATCTACACTGGTCCCGTTGTGACTTGTGCTGGTTCTATTGTGGTTACGCCTAACAACGTATCCTACGCCCCAGGCACTATGTCCACAGCAGCTGGTGCAGTTTTACGAGCTACGTCAAACACCAACACTGACTTGGGTGCTTATTTAGCCTCCACACCTCTGCTCCAAATGGACGTCACTTCAAACCCAGTAGCGTTCAACCGTGCGTCACGCACGTTCCGACCCGAAGAACAGATTATGTTGCTCGCACAGCATTCTGGCACCAATTTCGATAGTAAACCCACACCTGGTGTTGCCTACGGAGTGGTGTCGTCTAACAGTGTGGCATCTAACGTTCCCATCTCAGCGTATAATATCTTACGTCAAGTTGGCAATAACGGTGTTATTGTTTGGGACAATGCCTGGTCCGGTTACCAAATTGCGTTCAATGGTCTTAACGCAGATGCTTCATTCCGTTTTGAAACGGTCGTGTGTTTTGAGGTTAACCCCTCGATTTCATCGCCGTTTTACGCCATGACCATCAAAGAATCTCCCCGAGATCCTTTGATCGTCGAGCATGGAGAGAAAGCTTCTAGCAACAACGCCATTACGCCGCAATAGCAACCACCAGCAGCTCCAGGAACTAGTGACCACGGTCCGTTAATTGCGAATAACGGCCGGATCGTAGAAATGACCGGTGAACATTTCACTTATTGGAACGACACGCAAGATACTGTTGAGATGCGAACCCCAGCTGGATTCGCGTTCAAGATTCCCGCCAACACTGTTGGTACCTCGTACAAAGATTCGGTAGGTTATTACAATGCCCATCTTACACAACCAGGTACTGGCAAGTTTGCCGGAAATCCTGAAATTCTCAGAGTGCCTAGTGGGACAACATTACACCCTTCTACGCCACGATATACGTCTACGGGTTTCGACACTAAACAGTTGAAGCCCGACCCCTCTGACATGACAGTCGAGAATCAAGCACTCGGGGGATCAAAATATGACCCCGATGTGTATGATCCTGATGCTTGACGGTCGCGAGCGGGGAAAGACCATCGTGATTGGCGTCACTCCGTCTATACCGCTTCCAGCATACCCG